CAATTCGGTGAATTGTGAACCTACATCGATGGGCTTACCATTGCGAGTAAATACAGATACATTATAGTCTTTGATTAGAATCATTGCCCTCATGCCATCCATCTTGGTTTGAACAAACGCTGGATAATTAATCTTAGCTAAATTCTTTTCGTTCATCGATGACGCGAGCATTACTGGAAATTCTGGTATGAAGTCTTTACCCCAGATTTTGTTCGCAGTCTTTTTAGACATACCCACCCTAAGATCCTTTTTAATAATGCGTTCAATAACTATTGCATCATCGGTTGAAATTCTAGATAAAATATCGGCGAGGTATAGTGCACCAGCACCACCAGTCAATTCTCTTGATGATAATTTTGACAATTTATTTATACCCCAATCAATATCATATAAATCACAATACTTAATTGTTTCATATTCCGGTATCTTCTTAATATGATATATAATTCTTGGGTCCAAAGCATGTATAAGCACAGATTTCAATGATTCATTATCTTTATTTTCTTCTAGTATTGATAGCTTCTCTAATTTCTTAGGTGTCGCTTCAATCTTATTTAATATTGCCAATATATTTTTCATTTTCTCCTTAAAATCATTACAAGTATAATATAGACTATCAATATATTTAGTATGCTTTTTACACATAATCCCTTTGGCCCCATTAACGAAATTCGACCTATGGGCACAGTTATAACATATTGGTTCTATATATTTAATGGCACAGTTCATAATCGTTTCTAAGCGTTGTTATTAGTGTTTTGGTGGATATTATAACTAACATTTTGTGCCTTTTCCCTATCATCCAACTCATATAGATTTCTATATTCATTATTTCTCGTGATGGTTTCCCTAATGATAGTTAAATCTGGGAATAGATTAGAGATTGCCGTGGTGTCTTTAGGGAAGCAGGCGCCCCCATATCCTTTTCTACCATCTGGGCCAGGGACTGAAGTATGGCTTATTCCAATTCTTGGGTCTGCGGTAATGCCCTTCATAATCTCTGAATAAGAACAACCGAAAGATTCTATCGCGTCCGACCATTGATTGAAGAATAAGACTTTGGCTGCCAAGAAAGAATTCATTCCATATTTAACAAAACTTGCCTCCGGTGCAGACATATGATATTTTGGTGCAGGTATGCAGATAGTATTGTTATTATAATACTCTTCCAATAATTTAGTAACATTGGGTCTACCACCGAATACGTGATGCGTAGCATGTTCAAAGTCATGCAGAGCATTAGTCTCAGTTAAGAATTCAGGATTGTATACAAATCTCTCATAGGTATCAGATAAAGATTTAACAATATCTGGAGTCACTGTGGACTTCAAAACAATGATACCATCATAGCCATTAATCTCTTTTATCACAGTATCGATAATGGATGAATCAATACTACCATCGCCGCTCATAGGTGTCGGCACACAGATGAAGATAACTTCTGGATTTGAGGCCATTACATCTTTTGTGGTAGTTCCCAATAAAGGATCTGAGATCACGATACTATTATCATCTTTAGTAAAGCCATGCACCACCGCCTTACCAACAAACCCATTACCAATTACACCAATGTTTATACACATAAATCCAACTCCATAATATAATTCATCAAATTACCTTTCTCCACCCAACCTAGGGCCTTCGTCTTACTAGTCCTTACTTCACCCATCATTCTATTGCCAGGTCTTTCCGGTATGAATTCAATCACAGGCCTAGGCCCTTTAATTGCAATCATTTCAGCAATAGTGGCTATGGTGTATGCAGTATCAGAGCCTATACCATAGCCATCACCTTCACCCTTCTCACCCACAAGTATAATACCATTGATAATATCATCAATATATGTAAAGTTCCTCATTTGAGTTCCAGGATTTACCACACTTATCTTTTCGCCATTTCTAACCTTTTCAAGGAATAGAGCAACCACAGTAGCGTACTTACCAGTCTTAATCTCTCTACCACCGTACACATTATAGAAATAAGTAATGGCATAGTCAATTCCGAACCATTCACCATAGTTTATTACAAGATCCGTATTGGAAGCTTTAGACCAAGCGTATGGACTCTGATCCCTGCCAGTATTATCATCGGCAAATTTAGTACTCGACCCCGAATAGATTAATCTTGCACCATATTTTCTAACAAACTCCAATACAGCGAATGTGCCCTTTTTATTATACTCCAATACTAATTCTACATCTTCAAAGCTTTGTTCCACCCTAGAATATTCACCTAGGTGATAGATAATCTCTATATCGGGGTCAATTAATGTTTCAATATCCTTGGTTGAACCAGTAACATATCTCACCCCCGATATGTGATTAAAGATTGAGCCGGTGAAGTAATTATCCAGCGAAGTAACTTCATGACCTTCACCCACCAATCTTTCACATAGGTGTGAACCAATAAAACCTGCACCACCCGTCACCAATATTTTAATCATATCTACCCGTAGCTCCTGTTGCGTCTTCAGCCTTGGCCGCGTCTTCACCATCTTCATCCATCCATCTCAATAAAGAGTTTCTATTTCTATCTAATACTGGGTACCAAATACTTTTAGTCTTGTTGGTGATCTGAGGTTGACCAATAAGGTCTGCAAAATCTCTAATGTCTTTATCATTACGGAAACGAATTTTAAGCACCAAGGGAGCTTCGTTATCCTCTTGTATAAATTCCGGCATATCGTCCCAACCGAACGGTGTTTGTTCTTCCTCTCTACCCGTCATTACGAGTAAATTCTGTGGCTTATCATTTTTCTTAGGCATTATTTTCTTCCTTATCTTCGTTTGTTAAATCTTCTTCATTCATTCTCATTAATTTCATACCATATTCATTAGTACCCTTACTTATATTTAGTCCTTTTTTAAGCACTAGTTTATTGCTGACCTTGAATCCTTCATAATTTACGTGATGATGCCACCTTCCCCATTTCTTTGTAATACGCACCACATCCGGGTGTTGGTCTCTCAAAGACTCTGCGAAGGTTAATCTGTTATCGAACGCCTCTCCATCCTTGGCATATACTTCTTCTGTATTACCACCCTCCATAGACATTGTTGCCGACTTACCACATAGGAATGCATTGTATAGGAATGTATTATAACCATCCTTTAATATTCGTAAGCTTAGGTCTGTATCTTCATTATATCTTCCACGCCATCTATGAGGAATATCATTACTTAATAGTATACAAGAATATACTCTAGTGTTTAGATAGTAGGGAGGTCGTTTAGAAAACGCGGGGGCAAAGAATGCATAGTTCATGCCAGACATGGGTACATTTTCATACCTATCAGTAAAGTCTTCACATGCTTTAAAAATATTGCCGGACGTTACTCTGATCTTTAAATTATTATTTAGTCTATAGAAGTGTCGGATATTGTCATCCATAATCCAATGCCGTGCGTGGCCCTCAGAAATTGAATGTTCCCACACCCAGTTTCTCACCGGTATTGAACCACCGATCTGGCCCTTGTCATCAGGTATTGCGTATTTAGGATCTTCTCTGAAGCCTTCGGGTAGTGTCAGAATCTTGTCTGGGTCAATTACCGCGGCGTAATCTGCATATTCGCTTTTCTCGATTACAATTCTATATGGAGTATTTAATGCCTCCAATGTTCTCGATGTTTGTCTTGATTCTGCTCTACCTTTCGATATAATATAAATTGGATATTTTCCGTTCATTCACTCTTCCATTATTTAGTTTATACTACTATTATAACATATTTTACAGCTTATGTAAATAGGTTTTTGGTAAATATTTACCACCATAATTTGAATTCCACATACCATTAATGGCCTTCTTGGAATTCACAAAATTTAATATTTTGAATGTTACTACATCCCCGGCCTCTAATAGTCTTTCTGGTCTTATCGTTTCATATAAGAGGAAGTGGGTCAAGAAGTCTTTATCAATTGAATCTGTGATCTTAACCATCGCCGCGGAAGATATATTCCAATGTGAATAGTTGATTTCTTTATTGTCTACTTTATAATCATATAGACCCCAATCGTATCTCCAATTAGTTTTCTCATCAGAATAGATCAATGGCTCATCTACAAATGTATTACGTTCCATCCACCATTCTAGCAATAGGCTATCACATTTGTCTCTACTGTTGAACGCGGAACCATTTTCATATATGTGATCTCGATAATCTATAAAGTCCTGTGATACTGTAATGACTCTATTATCCAGTATTTTTTTTATTTTATTTATTATACCGATGCTACATCCCCGATTAAGTTCCTAAGCTTCTTTTTAGTAAAGTAATTAAATATTTTCATCCGGTGTGTAGTACCACTATAATTAGAATATTTGTCATCAATCTCATTTTTAATATCATCCGGTGTACAGGTCAAGTCGATCATATTTTTATTAAGCATCCACCTATCCGCCATCTCTGAAGTAGTTAAGAAATCCTCTGGCTTCATTTCAAGCCAAGCCTCAATATATATCTTCTTCATAGGGGTTTGTCTCTTACTAGTCACAAATGTATCATCGGAAGATAATATATTGGGAATACCATCACCACTATCTCCTCTAATGATATGCTCCTTTAAATAGGCCACTGGGTCTTTATGACTAATAAATTTCTTAATAATGGGTGACCATTGCTTTACATCACCCGCACTATGCAATTGTATAAAGTCTTTATCGGCCGATACAATAGTGATGGGTTGGTGTCTAGCATATTTAAGAGTGATAAAGCCGATGATGTCATCCGCTTCAGCGCCTTTCACATATATAACTTTCCATGGTAGGTTATCATTAATTTCATCTAAGATTAAGTTAAAGATTTTATATACCTCACCCCAATCATAGGGAGAAGCCTCTCTAGTTTTTTGTCGTGAAGCTTTATAATGTGGAAAAGCTTCGCGCCTCCAACTTCTTGCATCTGCACAGATAACCACTTCATCGGCTTTAAATTTCTTTTTATAACCTATAATAGTATTTAGTATCAAGTGGCGGATTAAATCCTCGTTTACATCTTTCTGAGATTTAGTCACAGCCATTAGCGACCCAATCGCAATTCCATTGAAGTCAATTAACATTAGTTTATTCATAATTTATTTAAGTCTTCCGTGTACTCAATTTCCGCGGTAGTACAATTCCAGTGTTTTAATTCTTTAATTAATGTAGTCTCCATTCCCTTCAATATATCTATATTATCTTTGGTTAGAGAGTACATGTTCATTTTTAATAACATGTCTATATTATTATAACACATATCGGTGAGAGTGTTAACCATTTCACCTTTATTTTTACCCTTAAAGTTAATCTTACCGGAAATAACTTCAGTAATAAATCTAATCTTCTCAATCACTAGATCAAGCGATGTCTGGTCTCTATTAATATTAAACTTAAGTCTTTGTTCAACATATTTAATGCGAGCATCAACAAAGTCCTCAATTAACTCATAAGGGTTATCATAGATTTTCAACTTACCGTTTTCACCAATCACAGTAATATTTTCATGCAATACTTTCTTAAGGGCAAATGTTGGTATGATGTTAGGATCTTTTCGCATCCTTACTTCAAATTGGAAACCATTCTCATCACATTGGTCATCATAAGAAGATATTTTTCCCTTCGAGGCCAATTTCTCTAGGTGCTCAATGTATTTTTCACGCGTAAATACCGGTGGTACCTCGGTAATGCTAATCTTGGTGGGTGAGATTACTTTATAACTACCCGTCACCATGATTTCAGATCCTATTCGTTCCACTGTACCATTAAAGTCAGGGAATTGTGGTATTAACTTCATACCTCTAATATTCTTACCCTTGAGCCGTGCCTTTACAAGCTTTAATAACACTTTAGGGTCATACGGCATAATCTTTGTAGCAAAGCCTACGGAAATTCCCTGCACACCATTAACCAATACCCACGGTATTAGAGGAAGATAAAATCTCGGCTCAGGGTCTTCAGGGTCTTTCATTG